GAGCAGGACCCGGAGCAGGACCCGGAGCAGGACCAGGAGCGGGCAGAGGAGCTGGACCGGGAGGAGCAGGACCGGGAGGAGCAGGACCGGGAGGAGGTCCAGTGGGCCTCTCCCATTGTGTCTTTGTTTCGTCATTCAGGGGCCACCAATACGTTTGACCGTGCTCATCAACTTCGTGACCCCAACCCTCAACCTCTTCTACTGGGGGTCCTGGCAACGGAGGTCCCGGCAGAGGACCGGGAGCGGGAGCGGGAGCGGGACCGGGAGCGGGAGCGGGACCGGGAGCGGGACCGGGAGCGGGAGCGGGACCGGGAGCAGGACCCCCAGGTTGCGTCACATCGGGGGCCGGTCCCCCAGGCTGTGTCGCGGCCTGTCGTGCTTTGGTCTCGGCAACATGATCTGCCGCGGCCTTTAGTGCGGCTTCTGCTGCGGCTACATCGTGGGGGCGTGACGCAATAGCCGCTGCGGCTAATCCAAGAACCAATGCAGTACTTCCAAGAGCAAGCGTGGCCATTGTATCACTTACATATTTAAGTTTTGGTATGTTCTAGCACCCAAAGACCTTGTAGAAACGAGTCGGCCAAATCGTCCTTCTTGGGGTGCTTAGCAAAATGCTCTTGGTTCGCAGCAGGCACCAAGGAATACGCATGCGTTATGCCAGTCTTCTTGCGACCCTTGTACGATGCCGTTGAATCGTCCACAGTCACGATATTAGAAAGCTTATGCGTTGCGGATACACCTGAGCACCGAAATCCACGGCACGAAAAATACATCTGGATCATGGCCTGGACCCCGAACATCCGGCGATCCATCTGGTTCTCCAGTGCAACCACGTCTGCGCCTTTCCACGACGCAGCTCGCGCATCCAAACTCTTGATAATGGCCGGTGCCAAATCCAGCACAGATCCCTGAATAGCCGAAGACACACACTTCTTCCACGTATTCTGCTTTCGGTGGTTGTAGAGCAACCCAACCAGATCCGACTTTTTCGTGGCATCCGTTGTCAGTCCCTCTGCATCAATCTGGGCGTGGAGCTCGTTGGGCGTCAGCTTGTTGATCTCGGCCTTTGTGACCTTTGCCTTTCTGCGCGGCGTATGCTTGGCACACGCGAATTGCCCGTTGGACGCGTGCTCGTAGCGCGCAGCTGACGTGCACTTGTGACATCTAGGAGCACCGACACCCGCCTGTTCTCCTAGTACGTCAATGATATTCCAATCTACGATGCGTACATCGTTGCGGTCTGTGCCTTCCAAAACACAGTATGCCAAGTTACGAAGTCCAATGTCAAACGAAACAACTTTCATTATATTCCTTTACGCCGTGGCTTTAAGCAGAGAGATCAGGGTGTTCTTGGGATCCGCCTTGCCAAACGGAATACCACGGGTCGTCAGAAGCTCCTGCAGCTCCTTCTTGGACTTGTCCTGAAGACCATCCGTATCAAGCGGCGGCGGCGCACCCGTGATGACCTCGGCCTCCTTCTCAACCGATAGGCGATCATCCTCGTCCTCCTCCTCGTCCGACGTGGGGATCTCACCCTGCTGAACAGTCTCCTGGGGCGGCTGAACGGTCGCCAGCTCAATCTTGGGCTTAGCCACGGTCGCCATCAGCGACTGGTTCAGGTCGCCAATCACCAGGGCCACGGCATTCATGTTCTGGAAAAGGCGCGTCTGCTGCCAGTAGATCCAGCCGACCATTCCCGCAAGAACGAGAACCATGGACGCAAGAAGCGCAATTGACGCATGAAGGAACTCCATTTATACCGAAGGCGGGGAAAGGTTGTGGGCGCCTTAAACGAAGCTATCGTCGTATCCTGAGATACGTTGCGGACGCACCTGCGGACAGACCCAAGACCCGATAACAGCAAAGGCAACGCAAATCATAACCGATCCAAACACAAGCAGGGCAACGTCCATTGCCATTCTTTCCGCGCTAAAGGTAAATGGCTCGCCATAAGAAGATATTCGGTGGCGATGGCGAGTTTGGTGTTGGAAATTTAGCCCAAGACGCTGCGCTTGTAGGCGTGGGAGCCTACCTTGCCAAGCAAAACCCTGATTCGAGTGTGATCGGAGTCGTCGGAACGGCTGCCAAGTATGCGGCCTATTTCTTCGGCGGCCTTCTCCTGTTTTTCATTGTCTTTATCCTGATCGTCGTGATGTTCGGAAAGAGAACCGATACCCCGCCGCCGGCCAATACAACCAACTCGGCATCAGGGAAATAACCTTGCGTTCTCAATAAATGCCTGCTAAGAAGGGAGGTGGCTTTCTTGAGACAATGGTTGCATCGGGTGTCGGTGCCTACGCTGCGAAGAACTCTTCGTCAATGAAGGGACTGCTGTGGACGCTTGCTAAGTACATCCTTGTCATTGTGGTCGTCTCGTTTCTCATTATGTTCGTTCTGGGCCTCATGTCCACCGAGCACTTTGTTCCGGTGACGCCTTCTAAGACGGGTGATGAAAAGCTGACAACCCCCGCCGGGAATGTTATTCTCCATTAGATATAAATGAAGATGCCTAAGCTTCCCACGTGGGCCTGGGTCCTCCTTGTTCTCGCCGTTGTGTATTACGTGTTTCTTCGCGAGGGTGTTGATGCGACCCTTAAGAAGGCGACTGCGCCGACGCCGCCCGCGCCCACGGTGGTAGCTCCGAAGGCCACTGCTTAGAAATCGGCATCCAGCCGAAGCGCCTCTGACGACGTCACGCGCGAATACTCCGACACCTTCTTCTCAAAGAAGTTCGTCTTCCCCTCCAAACTAATCAGGTCCATGAAGTCAAACGGATTTGACACACCATAGATCTTCTTGCCGCCCAACTGAACGGCAAGACGATCAGCCACAAACTCAATATACTGCTGCATCAGCTTTGCGTTCATTCCGATCAGCGAACAGGAAAGCGCATCGCAGATGAACTCCTTCTCCAGAGCTACAGCCTGCTGAATAATCTGCCGGATGGTCTCCTCGGACAGCTTGGTCTCCAGCGTGTGGAACAGGGACACGGCAAACTGCGTGTGAAGTCCCTCATCACGGGAAATGAGCTCATTGGAAAACGTCAGGCCCGGAAGAAGGCCGCGCTTCTTCAGCCAAAAGATCGAGCAGAAGGCACCCGAGAAGAAGATGCCCTCTACGCAAGCAAATGCAACCAGGCGCGTTGCGAAGGACTTGTCAGACCCCATCCAGTTCAGAGCCCATTCAGCCTTCTTGCCAATGCAGGGGATCGTCTCAATTGCATTGAACAGATTGGCCTTCTCCTCCTCGTCCTTGATGTAGGTATCAATCAGCAGAGAATATGTCTCCGAGTGAATGCCCTCCATCGCGTTCTGAAAGGAGTAGAACAGCTTGACCACCTGCGACTTCACCTCGCCCTGAAACCGGGTCACCAGGTTCTCCATGACAATGCCGTCCGACCCAGCAAAGAATGCCAGCACGCGCCCGATGAAATGGCGCTCATTCTCGGTCAGCTTTGCCCAATCGGACTGATCCTTGGAAAAGTCAATCTCGTCCGGCGTCCAAAAGACGGCGACGCTCTGCTTGTACATCTTGTAGAGGTGCTGCTCGGAAGGCTTGATAGGGAAGAGAGTGAAGGACATACTGTATATATAGCGGAGAAAACACTTAAACCTTTGTCTCTCCTCAATACAATGAGTAGCACGTCTAACGTCCAGAACCTGCTGACAAACGTGTTTCGACCCACGTTTGTCTACAATACCACTACGAGCAACTATCAGACGAAATTGGAGCTCGTGAATATTGATACGGTCTCAGCCAATGCGGTGACTACGTATGCGGCAAATGTGGGCGATGCAGCTGGCAACGTATATGTTGGCATTGGTGCGGGAAATGCTCATTCTACGCTTGTGACCAGCAGCAATACCACGGATACATTCTTGGGAACGGGAGCTGGCGGCGTGTCGTCAAATGTGAAAAACTCGGTCTTCCTTGGGTACCGCGCTGGATATGGTGTTAGCAACAGTTCGAACAGCATTTCCATTGGCGCGAACACTCTCAATGGTGGAAACTCCAACATTTACATTGGCTGTGCTGCGGGCATTGCCACGGGCAGCAACAACATCTTTCTCGGACCCGGTGTGTCGAACGGAGGCACGTCTGTCTCTAACAGGCTTCTGATCGGCAGTGGATCCAATACCGCGATTGTAGGGGACCTTGCCAACAATCGCATTGGCATAAATACGTCTACGTTGACAGATCCCTCGAACTACATTACGCTTGATGTGAACGGTTTCACGCGTATCGGAACCACGAACAATGGAAATCTTGGCATTAACATTGTACCGGGTGCGTATACTCTGGACGTCAATGGAAATATGCGTGTATCGGATGGTTGGGGATCGCTTGTGATGACACACGACTCAAACAGCAATGCAACCCTGGGGTTCAGCAATGTTCGTTCGGCAAACTGCAATGCAACCATTCAGGCTACAGGTGGTTTTTTCTCTGCACAGGGGACAGCGGTGGCATCCACGGTTCCGCAAACGATTACATCAAACGTTCTGCCCGGATCCTTCATGTTCTCTGCAGAAAGCCCAGATGGAACTGTGTATCATTACGGTCTTTTTTACAGACGTCGTGGTGTGTATTCTGTCATGTCTCAGGCCTCAAATGCAACCGTACTTGGCATGACCGTTTCAGCCGGCCTTTTCTTGTATTCAAACGCATCCAATCTCAACTGGAACACAACCTTCTTTCCAGCCGTGTCTATCCCTCCAACTCTAACACTCGGAGCGGGTGTTGTCACGACGATTGCGGGCAGCGGCAACAACGCATTTGCCGACGGCACGGGTGCGGGTGCGAGCTTCGCCTACCCAAACGGACTCGCCATGGACCCGACGACCGGAAACATCGTCGTGGCCGACTCAGTTAACAACCGCATCCGCCTTGTTACACCGGCGGGTGTAGTGACAACGCTTGCGGGCAGTGGCAGCCCTGCATACGCTGACGGCACAGGCGCGGCCGCGAGCTTCAACTACCCGGCCGGAGTCGCCGTGATTCCCTCAAGCGGCGTGATTGTCGTGGCTGACATGAACAACCACCGCATCCGGCTCGTCACGTACCCCGGAGGGGTGGTCACAACGCTCGCGGGCAGTGGGACCCCCACATTTGCCGACGGCGCAGGCCCGGCGGCGAGCTTCAGACAACCGCGAGGAGTGGCCGTTCTTCCAAACGGAAACATCGTCGTGGCCGACTCAGTTAACCAGCGCATCCGGCTGGTTACACCGGCGGGTGTGGTGACAACGCTCGCGGGCAATGGCACCGCTACATTCGCCGACGGCACTGGCGCGGCCGCAAGATTCTACAGCCCATCCGGAGTCGCCGTGGATTCAACAACCGGTAATATCTTCGTGGCCGACACGCTCAACAACCGCGTACGGCTCGTCACATATCCCGGGGGGGTGGTCACGACGCTTGCGGGCAGCGGAACTCCTGCATTTGCTGATGGCACGGGTGCGGGTGCGAGCTTGAATAACCCATACGGAGTCGCAGTGATTCCCTCGAGCGGCGTAATTGTCGTGGCCGACACGTACAACAACCGCATCCGGCTTGTCACATATCCTGGAAAGGCGGTCACGACGCTTGCGGGCAGTGGCAGCAATACGTTCGCTGACGGCACTGGCGCGGCCGCGAGCTTCAACAACCCGTATGGAGTCGCAATTGATCCATTCACTGATCGAGTATATGTGGCAGACACTGTCAACATGCGTATTCGTCAAATCACACTGCCGTACTCTTAAACTTCTCCACAATCTTGCGAATGGACACGGACGAAACACCCGACGCAGCTGAGACCTTGGCGATTTGGCCGCCCAGCACCGAGCAGACAACGCCAGCTACAATGGTCTTGGGCGTATGCTCCATCTCGGGTATTTTCTGGAGCATGAGGACAATTGCGTCGCGATCCGTGTCGGACAAGCTCATATCCGCGCAGATGCGTTCGGCAATTCCAAGCTGAGTGCTCAGTACATTGGATCCACCATCGGTGAACCGCATCAGTGCCTTGCAAAGAGCACGAATAGACACATGAAACAGGGCCGCCACTTCTTCATGTGTCCGAGTTGCGTCATGCTGGCGACACGACGTAAAGATTGCCGCTGCCATCAGTGCTCGGCGAGTTTCTCCGCGGGTCTTTTGCGCATCTTCCACCTTCTTGAAGGTCGCACATCCATCCATGACAATCGCCTTAGGCAATCCAGCCCGGGCACAGGACTGTTGAATCGCATCAAAGATACCCATCCAAGATCTCTCTCCGTGGCTCGAGAATGACCACGCAGACAGCTTTGCAATCGATTTGGCTTCTTCAGATACTTGTCCGCCCCGCCTGCGCATCATCATGGATCCATACGAGGAATCGGGCAGAAGCTCGCTCGTAATGGTCCCTGTGCGCGAAGGATCGTCCTCCGTGTTCCCGTAGACTCTCCATTCAGCTCCCTCGTCAATCTCTGCGCCCATGATTGTTCCACACCGAGTACAGACGCGCTCTCCATCATTGACCACAAGTTCGTGCTCACACATATGTCTTCCTCTTCTTCTGAGTGCGACGACGTCCATTTTTCCTACGAGTGATTCTCCCCTTCCCTCTTTTATTATTTTTCGTGTTCTTGGGCCCGGCCACTACTGCCCATGGCTCGGCAGCGGCAGAATCCCTGCTCACCACTTTATACCCCTGTGCCGCCGCCGTCGCCTCAGCGGCTTTTTTACTTTTCTCTAGTTTATATGCTTCGATTTTGGATACTAATCCCGGATCTACAAATACATTGAACTGATTGCTGCCGCGTGTTTCAAACGTCACCCGTATTGCACTAGGCGGGTTACGCCCGAGTTCGGTTTTTAACCGATACAGCAATTTATACAATATATCGATTGTGGACTGATGTCTCATGAATTCCCCCATCGCAACTGTGTTCCTAGGATTCACGGGGCGAAAATTATCTTGCTCTCGCTCACGTGCTTCTATGCAGTTGATTAGCTGTAGAAACGCATTGTATTTCTCACACCGGTATAGGTAATAGCTGATTCTTGATGCCAAGTTTGAAAGAGTTTGGGCACATGTTGTCCAGTGATGCGTCAACCTGTTTGCATTTGAACGGTTAAACGGTTGATCCAAAAAACTAGCTTGTTGCGGCGCTTCCTCCGCAGCGGCGGCACTTACTACAGCTGCAAGGTTGAGTCCTTGAGGTGCCATTATTTTGGGCCCTTTCCTCGGCAACACTGCGGTTTTAACATAGTTCCCGAATGGCTTTGAGTAGGCATTTAGTGCAGACGCATCCTTATCTGGAAAAGTTCCAATTAGGAGGTCAGCCCCCACTGTTTCAATAGGCCACACTCTATCGGTATCATGCGGTCGATGAGGAACATCTGATGTAACCAGGTCTAAAACCGCGTCTATTCTAACGGACCAGTCAGGAACTGGCATGTTTTCGCAGTCGGGGTTGTTATAGTCGGGATCGCTCGTAGGCTGCGGATAAACATCGCCAGCCAGCACGGCCGCAGCGGGTAGGGGGCCTGCGCCCGCCGCCGCTTCTGCTGCGGATACACGGTTTGAAGCCATTATATACTCTCAACATTTTATCGCATACTGCCCAGAGTAGACGGATCGTAGACCTGAGGACGGTAATTGGTCAGCAGCGGTGGGCGGTGTTGAGACAGCTTGCCACCAGCCGTCTTGAGCCAGGAAACGAGCAGATACTTTTCATCAATGACCCATACCATATATCCACCTTGCGAAAGGGTATTCATGATGTATTCACGGGCTTCCGTCATTTGAAAGAGCGGATACCCGAAGACATACGCAGGGATTTCAAAGACGATATACGGCGCATTTGGAGAGTGAATGGCTTGTTTGCGGATTTGACCGTATAATTGGGATAAGACGGGTCTCATGGCGCGCATGCGTTTCTCACGGCGATCTTCTTGTTCGTCCCATACATCACGGGCTTTCAGCATCCTTACATACTCATTGTAAGAATGTTTCGCTCAATTGCACTCGGAGGAGGAGGCGTTCGTGGGGGTCTGATGGTCGGCGGGCTGGCGGCGCTTCAGGAGAGGCAGCCGCTCGTCTTTCCCGATGGGATCTACGGGTGTTCGGCAGGGTCGGTGTTGGCAACCGCACTGGCTTACAATCTGCCTCTTGAGACGCTCCGGGCCATGTTTGAGAATGATTTCAATCTGTCAAGTGTAATTCCGGCAATTAGCTTGACGACAGTGACATCCTTCACGACTGAGAAGGGGCTCTTTTCAATGGACCCCTTCACAGACTGTGTTGTGAAGGCATTTGACAAGGTAGGTATTGACCTGCGAACGGCAACCATCGGCGATGCGCCGCAGAAGCTCTACATCATGGCGGCGAACCTCACGACCCGACGGACCGTGTTCTTTTCAGGGACCGTTCCTATTCTGGCCGCCCTCCGAGCCTCGTGTTGCCTGCCTCTTGTCTTTCACCCGCAGGTGATCTACAATAATGTCTATGTGGATGGTGGATTTTTTGATCACAACATGCACAAGATCGTTCCGGCCAGCTGTCTGGTGTTTCACATTAGCCGCGCCGATCTGCTCATCAGCCCCGACCGCCTAAAGGCCATGAAAATGTCTGATTATGCCGCAACGCTCTACGAGGCCATGCGACTTGAATCCCATACGGACACGGTGATTTGGTTCAAGAATGATGAGATTTCGCTCTTGCAGGAACTGACTCCGGAAAACAAGAAACAGCTCTTTGATCAAGGATTTGCTCAGGCCTCACGCTTCTTTACCAAACGTTTTCCGGAGATAGTCTGTTAAGCCATCTGCTGTCGGCCTGCTTGAGTACTCGTAGAGAGCCGTTGAGGTCTCAAGTTTTATCGTCGGATAGGCCCGCACCTCATACAGATCGGCTGTCTCGCGATCCTTCTCGGCATTCACGCGAATGAAGGACACCTCAGTATTGCCAAACTGTCTCGGACCCGCCTCCAGCTTTTCCCACTCGGGCATGGCCTTGATGCAGTGACCGCACCAATCCGTGTGGAAAAAGTAGAGATTGGCCTTGTCCTTCGGCACCTCGCGCTTCGGTGCGAGCACCGGCTTCCACAATTTCCACACAAGGTAGATCAGCACGGTAAATGCTAATGCGAGGAGGATAGTGCTCATTACTTGAGAACACGAGAAATTCTGCGCTGTAGCTCAAACCAACGACGGTATGCCTCCTCGGCAGCAAGGTTCTCCTTGATTTGCATCCAGGCAATATCAGTGGTCATTCGTTCAGGTTCAAATGGCCGAGGGTGGAGTGTCACCCAACGGCCATTGTAACGGACAAGGAAAACGGATGTCGGTTCCATTATTAAGTTCTTTTGGTAGGTAAGTGGTAAATGGAAGTTATTGCGCGCTCGCTCGTCGCCGTTGGTCTCAACTACGGGGTTCATTACGGTTGCGCTCGGTTTTATGATATGTTCTGCGTCCCCCACTCATTTGCCGAAATTGCGCAGACGCTCGTGTCCACTGCATCGCCCGTGTGCTCTGTCGCGCTCGGTGTGGTCCAAATGACACAATCTAACTACGCCTCTATCATCACCGTCTCCCTCGCAGGTAGTTTAATCAGTGTTCTCAAGGCCTAACGAGTTTGTCCGAGTGGTTAAGGAGACAGTCTTAAGATCTGTTGGCGAAAGCCGCGTGGGTTCGATCCCCACAGCTCGTATCACGTCCCCCAAGGGGTCCTTTTTCCTTACACCCGCGGGAACCCAACCAGGTTGGCACCAATGCCGAAACCGGCACCTGTGCGAGCCGACGCGCCAACGCTAGGCGCATAGATATCCAGGATGGCGAACGTGGCCGTCGCAACCAGCGCAATCATGCCAACCTCGGCAGGCTTCAGCGTCTTGCCCGGGAGCACAAACGCGGCAATGGCCACCGCGAGACCCTCGAGAAGGTACTTTACGAGCCTCGTGACAAGGTCCGCAACATCAACACCGGCAGAGGGGGTGGGCTTCGGCTTAGAATCCATTTGTTTGGTTCTTAGGCGGGAAGAAATTCTATTATACGACAGCCGGCGAGCGACCCGCCCATACCTTGTAGGAAATGTAGGGAACGCCCACAAGCCATACAGCCCACCAGGGGATATACAGAGAAAGATACTGCAGGACCACGAAGAACACAATGGCGTGGATCGCGGCGGCCATCATTCCGGATCCGAGCGACACCACGACACCGGGGCACAGCAGAAAGAAGAGGTACGCAGTCGTGAAGATGTCGTACATTTACTCTCTGCGGAGAAAGGACTTTCAAGTGAACCGAGGAGTAGAGTAAATGCCCCGCACTGAGCTTCCTAAGCGCGACGAGAATGGACCCGTTGACTACCTTGACGAGGACCCCGAGATCCCGACGCAGAAGTACTGCATCGTGTCTTTCATCAGCCCTGAGAAGGTGATGAAGAACAAGGAGGAGTTCATGTTCGAGAAGTTTGTGCAGTGGATGGACTACGAGTGGAAGGTCAAGGGTTTGGAGAGTCTCATGGCCTTCATGTCCAAGAAGTACTCCCTCAAGATTGACGACCTGATGAAGGATGCGAATGACTTTGTTGGCGTCCGCAAGGAGGAGGTGAAGAAGACGGATATCCACGAGCAGTACCAGATCTTCCTCCTCAAGAACGAGAAGGACCTGCAGGAGATGTATGACACGCAGGTTGATTTCCGCACCAATATTCGGGGTGTCAAGGTTCGCCGTGCTTTTGCCACGGTGGAGGAGGCTCAGCTCTTCTCCAAGGTTCTTCAGCGCCGCTACCCGAAGGACAATCTGTACATCGGCAAGGTCGGTGCGTGGCTGCCGTGGGATCCCTCAGAGCACCTGATGCCGGAAGTGGAGTATGCCGAGAAGGAGCTGAACGAGCTGATGCGCAAGTACAAGGAGAACGAGTCCAACAAGGAGATGTTCTTTGCTGAGCAGCGCGAGGAGTCCATCAGGGCCCAGAAGGAGGAGAACGAGCGTCGTCGTAAGGCCAATGCGGCTGAGAAGGCGCTGGAGGACGGACTGGCGGCTGCGTCTGCGCCCGTTCACCCGACGGAGGGGGCTCACCGCGATTAAATAGTTTCATACTACAAATGGCAGCCTCAGCCTCTTATGCCGCTGCTGGCGCTCCGCCTGAGCCGGCGGCCGAGCTGCCGCCGCTGCCGGGCCCGCTGACGTATTCTAGTTTGTTCCAAGTCCCATTGACGGACGAGATGGCTAGTGGAATGACACGGATTCAATCGCAACCTGATGTTAATCCTCAGAACTGTGGAGCTGCATGTGCTGATTTTTTGGGTCTTATTACACGCGAAAAGGCCGAAGTCATGACAGAACGCGGGATGGGCAAGACGATTAGGAACTGGGAAAAATTCCTCAACAGACATCCTACGCCCGGTGTTAGGTATACTGCTGAAGGAAACCCGTTGATTGCGGAGTCTATCTTGGGAATAGGTAACCAGCTATTTAGAAATTCGGCGACGGTTGTCTTAACGAACAAATGGGATGTTCCCATGGGTCACTATTTCGTGATTGCCAGGGACGTCGACTCGCGTATTGTTGTCTTTGATCCACAGCAGGGGGTGTCGGGGACCGGCGCTGCATGGTTTGATAATTACATAAAAAGTGTTCATCCAGGGATACAACCTGGCGGCGGCGGCATCACTACATTCAGAGTGGATCCGCCGCGATCGCCCGCCCAAACAGCGGAAGATGCGGGAAACATTTATGACGAGTTCATTCCGATGGAGGTAGAGGGTTCTGGTCGTCGTCCGTTTTCGTCATCCAAGCGGAAGACGAGGCGGCAGCGCGGCGGTGTCTATGCTACTGTAGACGCAGCATGTACTGCAATAAAGGAAGCCGATACTCAGCAAGCGGCATCCAGTCTTTACAAGAAAGCAGCCCTTCAATATCATCCGGATAAGGGTGGTAGTAAAGAAGACTTCACTAAATTGAAACAGTGTTACGACGACGATGTGGTGGCGCGGGCGGAGGCGGCGGCAGCGGCAGCACCAAGGGCAGCAGCAGCAGCAGCAGCAGCGGGAGCACCGCCACCGGCGCCAAGGGCGGCACCCGCACCCGCAGCAGCACAAGCACCAAGGGCAGCACCGGCAGCAGCGGGAGCACCGCCACCGCCTCCGCCCGATCCCGGAGCGGCAGCAGCAGCGAAAAAGGCGGATCTGCTGAGACGCGCGACAGCAACCGACGTCCGGGGAGCTGACCAGTTCTATGACAATGCAGTGGAGCGACTTTTTACTAACTTAGAAGAGTCCCTCCGCGATAGGAATATTATACGGATATTGAGTGCGTATGCAAATGAATTCAGAGCACGCAGACATCTCCCGGAAAACGTTCAGATGGCATTTGCTAGAGCAGCAATGTTAGCTGAACTAGCAGCAATATATACAGAAATTCGCAATGGAATGCCTACGGGTATTGGACCCTATGGCGTTAACCCTCCGGAAGGCGCAGCTCAAGCGATGCGTCGCGAAACTGCAGCACATGCGACTGCAAGAATAGCTGCAGAGGATGCAAATCGCGCCTACAACGATATGCCGGAAAGAAGAGCAGAACGGGCAGCAGCGGCAGCAGAGGCGGAGGCACGCGGACAGGCGCGGGCACGAGCGGCAATGGCGGCGACCCCAGAGGCGGAAGCGGAGCGCAGGGCGGCCCAAGATCGTATGTATACGACGGCATATCGGGCTGCCCTTGACCAAGGGCTACGTCCGATTGACGCCTGCGCACGGGCAATAGTGGCCAGTCCGGAGGCGGCGGCACGGTTGCAAGACGGATATTACTCAACGATTTATTCTGGAGTTCGCAAGAGTAGGTATGATTTGCAGCAGGAAGCAAGAGAACACTGGGCCGGCGCTCCGGTAGTGGCTGGTGATGAGTTTCAACTGAAGGCTGCTCTATTGGCCTATTTAAAACCCCAGTATATTCGGCAGGGCTTCTCAGATGCACAGGCGACCGAACGAGTAACGGGGATCATCGCGAGGTACCCGATAGGAAAACCCGCCAAATACATGGGAGGGTCTACCCGTCGGTCTTCTTTACCCAGACGCCGCTCTTCTTCTTCAGGGAGGCGGCATTATACTCGCCGTCGCGGAGCATAGCCGACTCAAACTGTCGGTTATCAACCCATAGAGACGGATCACACAGCCTGAACGGCGGATGCTCGGAGGCCTTATACCAGAAAACTTGGTCCTCCAGCTTGTTTGACGCAACGTTATTGCAAATGACCAGTCCTTCGTAATTCTCCGTGCACTGGTCCATAAAATCACAGAACATTTCAAAGGTCGGAAACATACCTGCGTAATTCTCGTAAATTCTACGACGGTTACCTAGGATATTCTCGCGAAGAATGAATACGAAATCCACGTTGGTACGCAGGTTCGGCGTGATGCCCAGCGGGTACTGCATGGTAATGATCGTCAACATATCGAGGTGCCGACCGTTCATGAAGACGAAGCGAGTGGATTCTTCATTGATCCACTCCTTGGCTGCGTAGAGACAGTCGTCCAGAATCAGGAAAGCCCGAGGATCAAACGGCTGTCCGCTTGCCTTGGACTTCAGAAACCGTTGTTTGGCTCCAAATTGCCGCTTGATGAATGCCTGAACCTTGGCGGGCTCATACTTGTCGTGAATGAGTTTTGACGGCACAAAGGCCTGGAAATATTCATTCACCACCTCTGTGGGCGAGATCACCATGCCCGCCGGGAAACAGTCCTGAACGTTGAACAGCAGGTCACGAGCCAAGAAGGATTTGCCCGTATCCTTCTTGCCGATGATCACGATCATAGGACTCTTGCGCGAATCCATTCCACATCTATCCTTGATCATGTCCATGTTGAACTTTCTGAGCTGGAAATTCATCTTGTTCTCCCCGTCGTTTATTTTTTGACATTCATCACCGAGACAGTTGATAATGGGAAAGGACCTGAGAACGACGTCCGTGAGCATGAAGATCCATCGTGTGCCGAAGCTTGATGGAACGCACTGGTCTATGAAGACGATGCAGCCGTTCTTTCCTTGCCTTGAAAAGCTCTTCAAGACGGAAAATGTAGCTGGGCTGCAGGACTATGGTGTCAAGCTAGAGCAGTCAATTGACGCGGTTGTGGATGCAACCCACGTCAAGGTCGGAGGGAAGACCATTCCCATCCATCGCAAGACGACCATGATTCTGTCGCCCTTCAAGACGATGCGCGGTGACTACGGATCTTTTGGGGTTCCGAAGCGAGCGAATGTAGCAGATGATATGCACGCCACCATGCAGAGCCCTCACACGGCTGCCTATGTTGGAGCCATCACGTCCATTGCTTTGTCTGAGTCTGCCTGTCCTCATTTTCCCAAGGTCCATGGCGTCTATGTCGGTGTGGCCGGATCACACACGATTGATATTTCAGACGACTATGAGGAGCTGACTGAGAAGGGCTGGTTTGCGGATCGTATTGGCAAGACCTTTGAACTGAAGCTTCGCACGGCCGGGCACGATGCGGAGTTCAGTCACACACGTCGCGCTCGTATTGCGCTGGACACCGCCGAGGAGGTTGACTTGGGTGAGGTGAATGACGTAACGGCCGACCATGTGAGTGCGGGTGACGAACGCGATGTGGAGGCCTACGATGTTGCATCTTCGGAGCCTCCGGAGGAGGAAGATGAGGAGTCAGATGAGGACGATGTCTACGATATTGAATCCTGCGATTGCTCGGAGGCAACGGACGATGAGGAGGGTGAAGACGAGGAGCCCGAACCCTTTGCGTGGGCCACCTTCAGCGATGTGCCGGTTGTGACAACGGTCATGGAGGTCTGCGAAGGAACCTTTTACAATCTCATCAAGCTTCACCCTGAACCCGAGAAGCATGCGGCCTGGGTCTCGCAGGTTGTCTTTGCCCTTGCCTATGCTCAGCGCACCTTTGGCTTCACCCACAATGACCTTCACGGCAACAATGTGATGTACGTAAAGACTGATCAGACCCACTGCGTCTATATTCACGGTGGAGTCACGTACAATGTTCCGACTTTTGGCTACATCATGAAACTCATTGACTTTGATCGGGCGATCATCAGTCTGCGTCTGACTGGCCTGAAGGAGCCCAAGACCTTCATGAGTAGCCAGTTTCAGGAGGATGAGGAAGCCGGTGGTCAGTACAACATGGAGCCGTTCTACAATAGCAAGCACGCGCATATCTCGGCTTCGTCGTCGTTTGATCTGGTTCGCTTTGCTACGTCGGTCTTCTGGGATATGTTTCCCAAGGGACCGAAGCATGAATACACGCATCCGTTGTTTAGTATCTTCCTGCAGTGGATGAAGCAGACGGATGGTTCGTCAGTCATGTTCCGCAAGAAGATGGACAATCACGATCGCTACCACGGATTTGACCTGTACAAGGCCATTGTGCGCTACTGCGGGGATTCGGCAGTGCCGAAGAAGGAGATTGGCCGAATGGTCCAATACCGCGTAACCCTTCCGGCAGCTCAGTTACGAGATGCACTGGTTATTGATAGTTAGTTTCAGACACGCGGAGTACGAAAAGAATGCCGAGTGCAGACGATCTTCGTAGTCTTTGTCAGTTGGATGTTTTCATTGAGGATGCAGTTAGAGTTGCATGCTCTAACGCCCGGGCAGGAGATACATCGCACATCGTTGAGGTTCCTGGATCCCTGTCGTTGGAGACTGTGAAGGATGCGTTAATCAAGGAATTCCCGGGGTGCATGATCCGCAAGAGGTGGTTTACCCGATTTCTTGTGATCACATGGACTTAAAAACTCCTTCCTGGCATCTTGTAGGGACCTTACGTCTTTTTCAGCTTGTTCCCATTCACCATGTTCGTAGTCAATCGTCTGTGTAGGGCCTTTGGGATAGAACAGCGTGATCCGCGAGCCGATTGGATGCCTGGTTCCCAGCCAAATACCGTGCAACCCCGAAAGGTCAATCGCTCTTCCTGCAAGCTGAACTATGCGCGACATACTGTGTATGTATGCGTGTCCTTAGATCGTTGAACATTTATTCATCGGCATGAACTATATAGGCTGGAATCGTTCGTTTGCGTTCTAAATAGGTCGCAACAATGCGATGAGCACCATCCAGCAATGTATAGGTTCCCTTTTTCAATACGACCCATATGGGCTCTGTACTCCCTTGCTGCCGTATTGTTTGCCTATGATGTAAAACTGAATCCAGATCTGCCTGCCCTCTAGGACGGTTTTCTTTGGGGTATGGATTGCTTGAAAGACGTTTTGTATCAAAGTTATCTAGGGTTTTTAGTTTTGACAATGGAAACCTCACGTACCTACTATGAAAAATATGGTGATACATTGAGGACTTCTTTGTTCTAAATAGCTTCAGAGTTACAGATGTATCCACTGAATCTTGCAGTGTATCCATTCTATCCTTAGTATGGATTAAAACTCCGGCTTGCCAACAAACATCTCCTGGGCCGCGGACGCAGCGGAGGTGACAGACT